ATGCCAGCGAGCGAAAACTCATTAGCCGCGCCGCCGATGCTATCAACGGGCAGGTAAAACGCGCTTTTCGTGCCGCGCTTGACGAAAAACAGGCGGTTAGCAAATGACCAGACCTGCGACAGATCAGAAGTTGCAACGCCCGTGATCGCCGGAGTGCTTACATCGTTGATCGCGGTCCATGCGATGCCGTCGAAAAGCTGCGCGTCGTCCGCGCCGTTCACTGCATAGAGATAATCGCCGCCAGCCGTGCCAAACTGTTCGGACGAATAAGCCCCGCTCGTCTGGCCACTGACGACCGCCGCAGGCGTTGCGACTGCCGATGTGGTGATATCGAAAAGTTCCGTCGCCGTGCCAGCGAAGAACAACTCAAACGCGCCGCTGCGATAGGTGAACAGCGAACGCACAGGGGATTCGAGCGGCACATGAACGGCCACACCAGCACGCGGTGCGATGCCAGTTGTGGTGCAAATCCAGTTGTCCAAAATACGTGCGCCGCCCGGCCCCGGCATGGCAAGGTTTTCGTTCAGCACCCACCCACGGATGGGCGAGGGGAACATGTGCGCGCTGGCTGGCTGCTTTGGCGTAGGCCCTGCGCCCTTGTAAGATGGAGCACGCTTTTTCGGACGAACCATCATATGCGCGACCTGTCGTCAAATCGGGCAATGTCGGACAGAACTGCTTCAAACTCCGCCTCATAGTCCTCGTAATCCATGCCCTTCTGACGCCGCCACCGGACGATCAGCCCTTTGAGCATCAGATCTTCGTCAATCAGGCTCGTGTCCGTGTCCGCCGCCCATTCGTCGGTGCCGTTTGACGCCCAAGCCTTCGTATAGGTCTGGACCTCAACCGCGTCACCTATCGCCAAATAGGGCCATACAGTGACGGTATCGCCTTCAAGCAGGAAGTAGCGCGGCAAACCCTCTACAGGCGTCAGGGACTGCCATTCAGCGCGCGTCAGGGGGCGAACAATCGCGCCATTGTGTGTGACGGCAATGCCGGACCCTATGCGGCTGAAATATGTGCCAAGGTCAAACGCTTTGCTGGTCCCGTCGCCGGTCAGGGTCTGCGAACCATGCAGCGCGCCAAAATCAACGCGCCGTGCCAGTTCTTCGCCCACGAGATTGCTGTATTCCACCACCTCAGCCCATTCGCGGGCCGGTGATGCTATCACTGTGTCGGTTTTCTCAAGCCCAACATTCAGGGCGAGGCCGTTGGCGATGGTCAAAAGCGTCATGGCGTTACCCCACGAACCCGGACACGTGCGCGGGAATAGCGCGCACGCTCGTCATCGCCGCGCGCTTGGTCAATTTCGTCGTTCAGCAGTCCAGCCATGTCAGACGCCAGTTCGCGATCACGCATCCACTTTGCGGCCTCAAGGGCCGCGCCGTAGAGGTAAACACCCGGATACCTTTGCAGCAGCCAGTTCGTGCCTGCCATGCTGGCGGATATGGTCGGTATCGCCGCGTAATACTGCGCGATCACGTCGCCGCTAAAGCCCCGCATCGTCAGATTGCTGCCGTCTATGGCGTAGAAGTTGCGGCTGCGCTGTGCCATCTGCAACGGCTGCTGAACGTATTCGGCCCCGTTCGCATTGTAGACGCCGATTATCTCTTGGAAATCGACGGGCAGCGCCACGGTGCCGGATACCAGCGTTAGCGTCGTGCCGGTGATCTGGTCACGCATCCGCAGCTTGCGGTCGAAACTGGCCTCTGCCAGCGACACAAGTCGCGGAAATACGTCCACCATGTCGGGACGGCCAACCTGCTCGACAACTGCCGTGCGTAGGTCGAGAAGATCAGAAAATGCGGGCACTAGACTACTCCGGCCTTTGTTCGCCAAGCGCGGTTGTCGCTGTCATTCAGCCACTTCGACAAATACGCTTGATCATCCTGCATTGACGCTTGGGTAAGCTGGTCGTGAAACACATTGAGCGGAACTGAGGCGATGTGGTGATAATCGCCCTTCCAGTTGTCCTGCGACATGTTTCGCTGCGCCGTGTTGATGTCGATTGTGGGCTGCACCGCGTAATCCGTGCGAAACGTGGTGGACCCGTCTGGATTGTGCAAAGCCCAGACCGTGCGACCCAGCTTCGGGTCGTGGTCGTAAAGCGTCCAATCCCCGTCGCGGATCACAGCCATGTTATTTGCTCGCCTTCACGCGGGACAAGGCACCAGCCTCAACGCCGTCAATCGCTTCCTCGGCGGGCAGGTCGATTTCCTTGCCTGCTGGTTGGCGGTTGCCATCGGCGTCCCAAAAATCTCTCAATATCACGCATTTGATTGTCTTATCAGCCATGTCGGCCTCCATATCAAAAGGGGAAAGGCGGGACCGTTAAGCCCCGCCCCGTTTGCTTACGTGCTCACGGTCAATCCGAAGATGTCGGCAACCACGCCCAAGCCTTTTTCGTTCTTGGTCTTGAGCGCGCCTTCACCAATCAGGACGAATTTCTTCGCATCGCCGGTCTTGGCGACTTCCTTGTCTTCCTTGATCTTCCGCAGCCAGCCGAATTGCAGAAATTCGGGATCAACCAGGAAGGCGTTCCGTGCCAGCGCAGCGGACCCGGCCATGACGCGGTTCGGGTGAATCATGACCTTGCCGAACGGACCTTCGTAAATGTCGGCGTTGGCAACGATGCTGTTGTTCTTGCCCGTCGATGCGGCGTAGCGGAACTGCGCCACGTTGGAATCAGACATGAACGTCACGAACACCGACTTGACGTAAGGCGACACAAAGACGTGCTTGAAGTTCGCGCCGGACACGTAGCCCTGCTGCATCACGTCATCCAACAGTGTCTTGGTGAACGCCCGCTGCGTACCGTTGGTGGGTGCAACGGTCAGGCCAGTGCCCGTGGAAAAGCCACCGTTTGCACCAGTTGCACCGCGCGACACGTTGGTTTTGAGCCACGTGGACAGCGAACCGCTTTCACGGGTAGCGCCCGCGACAGAGGCGTTGGCATCAACGATAGAAAATTCCACGTCTTTGCGCAGTTCAACGCCCTTTTTCAGCTTCTGCTCTTTGACCTTGGTCGCGCGCCCAGCTTCGTCGGTGATGTTCTGCGTTTCGGAAATCACGCCGTCCTTGCGCATGATCTGGGTGTAGTTGCCCAGACGCGAGGGCGGCACGGTCGCACCGAACGTGTATTCGTCACCTTCAAGCTGGATGTTCGCGGCAGGCGCGGCCAGTTCGTCGGTCGTCCACTCGGGGTGGGTCGTGTCGAATTTTACCTTTTCGATCATCGAGTAGATCGGGGTATCTTCCGGCGTGATACGGGAAACAACGTCGGACAGTTCTTCACGGTTGCCAGCGGCCCCCGTGGATTGGAAGGTGTTTGCTACAACAGCCATTGGTATTTTCCTTGATGAGAGGGGTTAATCGAAGTCAATCGCCATCGCGTCTTTCAGCGAACCTGAGCGATTAAGTTTCCGCATTGCCTCTGCATTACCGTTCGGCTTACGCGCCCCCTGTCCCGGCTTGCGGGGTGTTGCCGGGGGTGCCTTTGCCACTTTGGCCTTGGCCTTAGTCCGCGCCTGTTCCGCTTCCATGCCCTTTTTTGCCCAGTGGGCGAGCGCAAAGATGCGGGGGTCTGATACCTGCCCAAGATCCTCATTCGTAAAGCCAAGGTCATTGGCGACCGACTGGACGTTGCCGAAAAACCGCTCGCGGCCTTCGCCGTCCGCTGCATCTGGGAACATCTCGATCAGTCGTTGATTGGCCTCTTGCAGTTGCTGCCGTTTGTCAGCTTCTGCCATTTCCGCAGCGACCGCCTTTGGGGCTTCCCCCGCCTCGATCAGCTTCTGCACCTGCGCCAAGGCAGCTTCGTGTTGCGCCTTCTGAGCGGTATATTTACCGGGGTCAGAGTAGGCGAGTGAAGTGTCTGGTGCGTCAGGGACAAGCGCAGAAATGTGTTCCACGAATGCTTCGGTAATGCGCGACATGCGCTGCACATCCGCCTCGACAGTCTTTCGCTGGTTGGCGACTTCCTGCGTCTTGCGGGTGAAGTCAGACTGACGCATATTCCCCTTCTCAAGTTCGTTGAGATATTCAGCCAAGCGCGGAGTTTCCGCTTTCAGCTTCTCAACAAACGCTTCGATAGGTTCGTCGTCGTCCTGACCTTCGGCCTCTTGGTCCTTGGCCTCGCCATCTTCGGCGTCGGCTTCGTCCTCATCCGGCTCATCATCGGTCGCTTCTGCGCCTTCGACTTCTTCGGTGTCCTCGTCGGGATCGAAATAGTCGAAGTCATTGGCGTTGTCGTCTTCTGAGAGGTTGACGTTATCGGTTGCGTCATCATCAAGAGGCGCATTGTCGGTTTCGTCTGTCATGGTGGGTTGCCTCGTCGGCTGGTCGTGTCCGTCCTGCTTATGCAGGCGCGGCTTTGCGCTCGCGAGTGCTGCGAAGGCTTGCCTCACAGTCGGAGCGTAAAGTGCGAATGGCCTGCACGCGCATGGCGGCGCTGGCCCGTGTTTCGTCGTCGGCGGCGTAGATCATGGCCTCAACGGCCTTTGCTTCTACGTCGTTAAAAAGCGTCCCAAACATTGGGTTGCTGAGAAGTTGTTCGGCTAGGCTGGCGCGTTCCTGCGGGGTCATGCTCGGCCCTCCTGCGTGGCGGCTTGTTCTTGTGCCGTCATGGCCTGCGCTTGAGCCTGCCAGATCGCGTCTTGTCGCTGTGACGCCAACTTTTCGCGCTCAAACGTCAGCTTTTTGTCCAGCAACAAGGCGTCGGCTTCCAGCTTGGCGGCTTGCTTGGCCCGGTCGCTTTCGATCCGCGCCTTTTCGACGGTCAAGTCGGCCTGCATTTGCGCCTGCTCTTTGTCGCGGGCCACGTCAGCTTGCATCTTGGCCTTCTGCATGTCGGCCTGTAGCTTGCTCTGCTCTAGCCGCTCTTGTGCCTGCATTTTCGCCTGCTCAAGCTGCATCTGCGCGTCCATCTTGACCTTCTCTGGGTCAGGCGCGTTACGCATCTTCTCAAGCAATGCCGCTATCTCTTGCTCGTCCGGCTCGGTGAAATACAGGCTGGGCGTTTTCAGTCCCGCCGATTCTGTCAGCTTGGAAATGGCCGCATAGACGTTATCCGGCTTCACAAACGGATTGTCAGGACCAAAGCCTGCCAGCATCTTTTCTTGCAGTGCGATGACTTGCTGCATCATCATCATGTCGCGCTCGCGCGTTCCGGCACCGAGGCCGGTGTTGATCAGGCAGTCCATGTCAGCGTTCCACTGGCGCGGGTCAATCTGCACCCACTCGTCACGCAGGCGCACCGTGCGCGGCACATCCTGATGGCGGATGGACAGCCGCAGCAGTCCGCGAAAGAAGCGCCGCAGCCCCTCGGCCACGTTCTTGACCATCATTTCGGTTTGACCGATGCCCGCCTGCTCGATCATGGCGCTGGCCTTAGCGGTCATGTTCTGCAGCGCGTCAGGCGCAAGACCTGCCGATGCGTCAGATACGCCGGTGCGGCCCTGCGCTTCTGCGTCCAGATACTCCATCATCCCGAAGCTGTCTTTTGCAACGAACGGCACGATGTTGAAGCCAAGCGCGGCGCGCACATCAAAGCCTTGGTTCGTCTCAATAGGCAGGCCAAATTCGGGATTGTAGACTGCGTCAGGGTTATTGATTGCGCCGCTTTGCATGATCGGCTGCGGGTTATTCTGCCAATACAGGTTATCCAGCGTCTGGCGCAGCAGCACGGTCTTGCCGCGCTGAATATCCATCAGGTCATCGGCTAGGGAAATGCCTTCCCACTGGTGCGGCTGGCGCATCACGCAAATGTCGCAGAATTGCACCTCGTCAACTTCGTCGTCTTCCAGCAGGTGCTTTTCAGTCATCCCTCCCGCGAACGTCATGTGGCGCAGTTCGGCAATGCCGTCGCCGTCCACATCGACGCGAACGTAAAGGTCGTAGAAGTCAATCGGATCGTTCGCCCGCTGTGCCTCGCCGGAATCGGTCACGGTATCGCGGCGCGCGTCTTCTTCGTCGTCATCGTCCGTTGCCAGAGCCAAGCCGTCAACAAGTTCGCGGTCATAGCCCATCGCGACCAAGTCGGACCGCGTCAGCGTCGTCCGCTCCCCCGTCAGCAGGCTATCCCCAAACGTCACGGCGTCAGGGTGGATCAGGAAGCGCTCGCGCGGCACGGCAGCGCAGCGGATTTCCTTCTCGGTGTAGGCGCGACGGATCTTCACAGCATGGAACGTCACCGGGGTGATCTGTCCGGTTTCGTCCTGCACTTCCTCCGTCTCGGCGCTGTGTTCCAGCACTTCGACATCGTCGGATTCAATCAGTTCGGCCAATGCGTCTTCGGTCAGCCCGCTGTGCTTGCTGATCTTCACCGCCTGCTTTTCGTCGAACCACCATTTTAGGATGCCGTTGCGCAGCAGCAGGGCGTCGTGGATCGCGTCATAGATTGCATCGCGGGCGTTGCTCTCAGGCAGCACCACGGCGTTCATGTAATCGCTGGCCTGCGCCGCGCCGCCTTCGTCGCCCTCGCCAACGGGCAGATATTCTACCACCTCATCAGCATTCAGGAGCGTCCGCATGATAGACGGCAACACCTTCTTGATGTTGGCGCGCACATCCCGCGTGACCATCTGCGACTTGCCCGTGTCGGCGGGCGTGTCCTTCATTTCGCCCTGGTAATACTCAATCGCGCGCAGACGGTCCTTTGACAGATCGTCAGCGTGGACTTCGGATTGCTTGACCATATCCGAAATGATGGAAAACGTGTCTTGCATTAGACCACCTTGCGCCGTGTGAATTTCGGCTCTTGCGACTTGCCCTGCGGTTGCTCATAGGCAACGGCCACCAGCCCGAACGCGTCGGCACCGTGGCTAGACCAGTCGTGATTAGGGCCAAGCCCGATATTGCGTTCTTCGTCGCGTTTCTCGTGATACCAACCGATTGCATCGAGGCCAGCTTCGCACTTATCAGCATTGAACCACATGCTGGGGAACAGACGCCTTGCAGCCTCTACCCGCTTCATCGCGGCACCGGTGCCTTGGTTGGCGATGACTTGCACCTCAAACCCTGCGGCCCGCAATGCGCTTTCAAAGCTAACGTCATGCACCTTGTCGTTCGTGCTGCCATCGTGCGGTAGGACGCAGAACGCCTTACCGTATCCGTTATCCCGCAGCCACGCGATGTGGACGGCGAGAGGTTGGCCCTGCGCTTCGTAATAGTCCAGAATCCTGATTTCGCGCCCGACATACTGGACAACCCAGATGGCAGTAGCGTCCGACTTCTGCCCGGTACCGCCAATGTCCCAGATCGCCCGTATTGTCATCAGCGGATCAGCAGCGACGTGGCCGATGCGCTTTTCCCGGCGTGCCGTGTTGATCGCGGAGGCAAAGTAAGCGCCCTCGACAACGCTGACGAACTCGCCGTCCCATATGTGCGGGTAATGATCGGCCCGCCGCGTGAAGTCGTTGATGCGCTCCTGTTCAAGAACCGCTGGGAATTTCGGATTGTCGCGCCAGTTGATTTCCACAACCCGCGCGCCGTCTGGGGGGCTTTCCCTAAACCGCTTGTGCGTGGCGCTGTTCTTGCGTTCGGGGTTCCATGTTACCCAGATTTCGGATTCATGCTCGCGGACAGTTGGCACCAGCTTCTGCCATGCAATCTCTGTGATCGGTTCAGCTTCGTCAGCCCAACATAGCAATATCTGCGACTTGGACTTCACGCTATCCACGTTCCTGTTCAGGCCCGCAAACTTGAAGTCAACCCGCGCGCCCGTTCCACAGTCCTTTGTGCGGATAATCTTTTCGCTCACTTCAAACCACGACACCAAGAACGGGTCGGACTGGATCGCCGCCTTGACCTCGGCCATTGAGCTGTCGTCAAGGCTGTTCATAAACTCACGAACGCAAAGGATGATGCCAGACCGACCAGCCTGCGCACAGCGCACCGCGTGAACCGCCGCCATCTTAGCAAAGCTGCGCGTCTTGCCGCTGCCCCTGCCACCGTATGCTGCCCTGTATCGTGCCTCGCCTTGGAATATGGGGATCAGCTTTGGCGGAAGTTCAATCGTCGGCTGCATCAGCGACCAACGGGGCAAGCGAGATGGACGCAAACATGATCGGCGCGTTAGGGTCCACGCTAACCTCCGTCGGCAGCACCTTCCCCAGCAGCGCCATGAATGGGCCGGGGTTTTCGCTTGCCTGCAATGTCAGATATCCGACAAGCCCTCCATCACCCCCTGCTGCCTCTGCGGCCTGCAGGATTGAATCCTTCAATAGCGCGGTTGTCTTGTTGACCGAACCCTTGGGGCGTCCCGGCCCAGCCTTGCCTGCGCCGATTTTGTTTTTCAAAGTTTGTTTAACTGCCATATCCGGTCCAGTCCGCTTGCGCGGGTGTTGGCCTCCAATGTGTTCGGGTGGGTCGGTATATCCAGAATGATCGGGCCATGCTGTCGGCCTCATGTGCTGGGGATGGTTGCGCGTCGGCTGGTGTGCCGTGCTGCGAGTGTGTGGAAAATGCAGTAGCACCGCCCTGTATTGCGCTTTTAAACGCGGGCGGTGTCAATTCGGGCAATGCCCTATGCGACCGGGGCGA